GTTCTGGAATTACTATATCTACTCTAGCCATTTAATATCCTGAATGTAACCCACCAATACCACCGCTATATGGATTTGAAACTCCCGGTGATTTAGGTGCAGATGTTTGAGTTGGTATACTGCCTCCACCCATGGCAGCATCTCTATTATCACCTTTATTTGCTAATTGATTTGAAAGAACTTTAGCCTCTAACATATTTTCTGATCTAGCAAATTCTTTTTGTGCTCGTTTGTTTGCTAAATAATCTGATATACCTAAAGATCTTCCTGATAGTGCAGATACTGCAGCAAGAGGTGCAAACACATTTGCTCCGATTCCTAATAAACCTGCAAGCCCTGATGCCATTGTTTGATTTATACCTAATTTTCCAGCTGCATAATTTATGGCTTTGTTTTTAATTACATCTCCTGCAACTTTTTTAAAATTAGGTAAAGGACTACCTTGTTCAACAAGCGGAGCTATTCCCATGGGTTCCAATGGTTGATTTACCATTTCATATTGTTGGTCACCTGGCACAAATAAATCTGGTTCCATTATCCCCTCATTCCATCTGGTTGCACGTCAGCCCTAAAAGTTCCAAAACGCCAATTCTGTTCTGTGCCTGTGTTAGCAATTTTTAAGCTAGCAAATCTAGCTCGGGCTCTTGTATCTACCTTTTGTGTTGATCCTGTAACAGTAAATGGTCCAAGTGGAGACGATACCTCAGTGTCGCTAGGAAAATCTCTAAGTAATATGGTTACTTGAGCATTACCTTGTATAGTTTTGAAGTCAGGAACAAATCTTCGCATACTCATAAATACTTGAGCATTTCCTTCTATATTCAAACTAAAATCTCCTGATTCAATAAAAGCAGGTATTGCTGTTTTGTTTCCTGCAGTATCAACTTGATCTACTCCAGTTTCATGAGCATAATAAATTGTAGAACCATTAATGTTTGTTACTCCTTGCACGTCAGGAAAAGAACCAGTTCCTGTGCTATTGAACTCAGTTGCATATGGAACAGAATATAAATTTGCATCTACCCACGTAGTTCTTGATAAAGAACCTGTTACCCAAGTTCGATCTTGATAATTAAAACATACATATCTATCATTGAAATCAGATCCAGCTTTAGGATAGTACCAACAAATCTCTTCATATAAATGATTAAGACCAACATATACTGATTCTCCAGCTGAATAGTTAACACCTAAATTATCACCATTCTTTGTTGTAAATACAAAGTCTTCAACCTCACATGGTAATGATTTTACAGTACCATCAAAAACAAAAAATCCACCAGATTCACCCATCCAATAAACTGCACCATTAACATATTTCATAGCGTGTTGACCAATGCAACCACAGTTAGACCCAACTTGTCTAATAGAGAAGGTAAATGGTGGACCAACAAACTGCATAACATATGCAGCGTTGTCTGTTAAAATAAATGTGTAATCTTTACCTTTTACTGCTCCAACAATTTTAGTTCCAGAATCTAATCTAAATGTTCCAGCAGTATTAACTGAAGTAGGTGTATAGTCACTAATATTTTCTTGATCTGAAAATCTTATAAATAATTTATCTTGTGTTCCTGGTGAACCAATAGTTGTTTCAGTTCCTAACATAATTAGATGTCTATCTCTATCTGATACCAAAGACATTACTGAAGAAGTGGGTGCGTTCGAAATTACTGTTGCTCTTGTGTTTAATGCATTAGAATTTGAATTTATTGGATTCCACTCAAAAGATTGTCCATTTTTAATAGTTGCTATTAATTTTTCACCAAAATTATCTAGTGACCAAGAAGCTGGATCAGTTGTTAGTGTTTGAGATAATGATGCAATACCCCAACCCGTAAATACTTCTACACCTGCACCACTTGAATGTGCGGATCTAGTTCCTGCTGCAGCTCTAGTTATACCGGTTAAATCGTTTGACGATATTCCTGTGTATGAAATAAATTCTGCACCAACTTTAATTGTTCCTGTCGAAGGAAATCCTGTAGTGGATGCAAGTGTAATTGAGGTGCCAGAACCCCCTGTTCCTGCAGTGTCATCTAATAAAGCTCCATTCAATGTGCTAAATACTTGTTGGCCACCTCCCCATAATCCTGTGCCCCAACCAAACCCATAAGTAAACCCTAAAGCACCTGGTTTTATATAAGGTGTTACTGTTGCTGATCCTGATCCGTTGACCGTTGTCCCTGCTGCGCTTGCCATGGTTATTGTAAAACTGTCACTGTCAGGAACAGTTACTACTTGAAATGGTTTAGTCTCAAAATCAGATGCAACATATCCAGCTCCAGTTGGTGGTGTTACAGAACTAAATAAAAAAATATCTCCAGGTTCTAAAGCATGAGCTGCTTTGTTTACGGTTACGGTTGCTGATGTATTTACAGTATCAAAAGTGCAACTAGTTAAAGCTGTGCCTAAAGGTGTTATATCAAAGAAAGCACCTTCATAATAAATTGCAAGAATTTTGTTTGTTCCTATAGCAGCATAACGTCTTCCGTCTAAATCTGCCCATACAAACTGTTCTCTTGCAGCACCAATTAAAGTTCCTTCAAGTATTTGTTCCCAACCACCTATTTTTTCAGGCAATCCATATCTAAATCTCACAAAGTCACCATCAGTCCATCGGCCCTCAGCACCAGTCTGAGTAACTTGTTTGTTAAATCCAGGGGCTAAATCTACTTTTGTTAAAGGCATATTGGTATTATACCTTAATTCTTATCTTAATTAAACATCATCTGGTTTTTTTACTTCAATTTCTTGGTCAATAGGTGTTGTCATATTTCTTGTTTTTGTACCAAATTTCTTCTGGTATTCAAAGAAAACACTTATAAATAAATTCATAAAATGTTTTAAAAATTCAACTGACAATATGAGTTTTTTGTTTTTTTTAATTATTTCTATTTCCTGATCAGTAAAAACTATTTCACCTGACCCATCTTCTTTTTGATTTATTTTCATTATAATATCCCCCAATATTTTCTTTTATCCATGTAGTGTCCTTTATTTTTACCTTCAGCATCAACGTAATGTAAAAATGTTTGAAATTGATGATCTCCTTCGAATTCCTCTCTCCAATGTTCAACCTCACATCCGAGATATACGGCTGCGTCTCCTCTTTCTAAATATAAAGGATTTCCATCCATAAATATAGGCCATTCTGTTTCATCCTTACTAATCAAAACTGTAGCACTTATTTCACATGCCGGTCTATCTTTGTGTTTTTTTAAAATTGAAAATTTAGTATAAGTCCTCCAAAAAGAATAAGTTGCAAGTAATTTTTTTCCTGCTTCTTTTTCTATCAAAGATTGTTTTTTTAACATTAAAGAATCCATAATTGGATCTCCATAAAGACAAGTGTCTCCAACATTATTTTGTTGAAAATCAAATTCTGTAAAATTTGTTCTATGTCTAATTTCACAATATAAGGAAAGTAAATGTAATTCATCTTTTGATAAAAAATTTTTAATTATCTTATATTTAAAGTCTTTACCTATAATGCCCATGCTACCACTGAATACCTTTCTCCACTTATTACTGGTTTGACAGAATGTGGATATAAAAAATTACTTGGAAATATAACTAACCTATTTTTCTTTTTTTCTATTTTAGTTTGTTTTTTTGAATTACGGTAAGCAAAAATTAAATCTCCACCTTCGTAATCATCATTTACAAAAAGCACACAACTTAAAGTTCTATGGACATCAGGAGCATCATCAGTATGAAACAAATAATGTCCTCCAGGTAAGTATTTTAATATTTGAATATCAATTATATTGGTTGAATTTTTTATATCGTATATTTTTTGATAATCTCTACAAAAAATTGAAAAAGTATAAGTTAAAAAATTTGACCAATGTACCTTAGTTAAACTTTTATCATTTAAAAAATTCATATCGCACCATAAAGTTTTTCTAATTTTTTCATCTACAACATCTTTATTGCCCTTATCATCACCTAACACTTTTGCTTTTTTATAATTAATTTGTTTACAGTATTTAAAAAAATAATTTAAAATATTTTCGGGAAGCACATTATCAAATACACAAATATAATTATGTATGTCTTCGTTTATTTCCAATCTTTTTTTGACCATATAAATTTTTTGTAATTGTGTAATAGTTTTTTTCTATAAAAAAAACCATCTTCTTCTTTTTTTTTAATATCAATAGGTTTTATTTTCATCCTCCATGCTTGTCTTTTAAAAGGTATAATTTGGACATAAGGCGTTCCTCTTTCTATTGTAGTTTTTAGACTTTTATATTTATCACCATTTATTATGATTGGAAAATTTATTTCTAATTTATGGTTATCTGTATCCACTATTGCTGGTATTACTGAAAACCTATCGTCATTATTATTAATTGGTGGTACAAATAAACAAGAGTATCCTGGAGGTGTTTTAATAATCCAAGGATTTAAAATTTTATGAAATGGTTGATTCATATTTTTTTCTAATAAAGGACTACCTTCAAGTTGTTCTGCAGGGTGCATTTGTTTTTCACCATGATAATTTAAATTAATTTTTTTACCTATTTCTTGTTTTTCTAAAGGTGTCATAAAACCACAAATTTTTTTTCCATCTAATATTGTGTTATGCTCTACAGCGTAATCAGTAGGGCATTTTAATATATACCCAGCTGTCAAACCATCTAAAAAAGGTATGCAACCTTTAACCGTGTTTAATTCAAGTGAGTGATCTAATTTTTTAAACCAATCAGGTATATTTAATTTAGCAGGTATTGGAAGAATATCTTTATTATTTTCAATATATGATTTATGAGCCTCAAAAGTAATAGGTATCTCAAACATACATACCTATTTATATTATTTATGGTATTTGTAAAGGATGAACGTAAGCTATAGAATTTTCTTCACAATATTGTTCCCAACTTTTATTTAATGGATACGTTATTGACGAATAATCGAAAGATTCTAAAGTATTTGAGTAAGACTGAATAATGTTATGCAGTGATTTAGTTTCATTACCACATGAAGGTTCTAAAAAATCATTTATTAAGAATTTTACATTTTCAATATATCTTTTTAAAGAATTTTCATCTGGAAAAATTTGACTATCATCATATTCCACAACTGTTATTGCGTTATCAACAAATCTTAAACCAGCTGTATTGTTTTTAATTTTATTAAACTGATCATCACTTATTGAATGCGCTATTGCAGGAGGAAAAAAAATATTAATATCGTTTTTTTCAGTTTCGTTAGATGCTATTTTAAACACACCACCATTTAAAGTTATTGCAAAAGCCATTATTGCCCTCCATCATCTAAATATGTTAAATGTCCACCTTGACCTGGATTTCCATTATAGGCGGGCCCTTGTGCTTGAAAGACACCTGATCCGCCTCCTCCAACTCCTTCACCATGCAGATAATCTTGTGGTATTGTAAAAGTTGCATTACCAGCTGTTGCATTTCCTGCATTAGGTCTTTGAGAGTGAGAGTTTCCTGATCCTGGTCCAGGAGGTCCCCCTTCACAAGTAAATAAATTTGTTACAACAACTGTTCCTCCAGTCGCACCATCTGCGCCAGTTGAAGGTGGAGCATTTCCTCCCGCACCTCCACCGCCTACATTGAAAGCGTATGTTGTGCTTGCTTGTATGCTACCTGAATAAAAACCTGCAGCCCCTTTGCCACCATTTCCTCCACCAGATCCATTTTTATGTGAAGCTCCGCCTCCACCTCCGCCTCCGCCAAAAGCGTACGCATAGAATTTAGAAGCGTTAGCTGGTGATGTATAGTTTCCTGAAGCTGGACCATTTTTTACAATTCTTGGAACATAGCTTCCGTCTCCGCCTGCTCCAGATGAAGCAGCAGTTAATCTTCCTTGGGCATCTACTGTAATATTTGCTGTAGTGTATGATCCTGCAGTTACAGAGGTGTTCGCTAATTGGTCAGCACCAACAGCATCGTCAGCAATCGCAGCAGTTCCTACAGCATCGTCTGCAATCGCTGCGGCTACAACAGCATCGTCAGCAATCTTAGCTGAGGTCACAGCATCGTCAGCAATTTTTGCTGTTGTCACTGCACTACTAGCAATTTGTGCAGCAGCTATTGTGCCACCTAAAGTGTCTAAAGATACTTCATTTAAATTTGTTCCATCTGAGTAAGCTGCATAAATTTTTGCAGCGTCAGGAGTAAATCCTGTTCCTGATGCAGTTTTAATTGTAAGATTTGATGGATTTGTTAATCCTGAACAATCAAAGATATAAAATTTTTCTATTGAATCTGGAATCGTACAAACTGTGCTTGCTGCAATTGTTGCAGTCGCAAATTTTATTACTAAATTTCTAGCATTTGAAATAGCTCCATCAGACATCACAAGTGCTACAGTTCCACCAGATGAAAGTGTAATTTGTTCAAATCCAGCAATTGCTTGTTGTACTAAGTTTAAATTTGTGTTTGTTTTATCACCCCATGTACCAGCGTTTTCACCAGTAGTCATTAATTCTAGTTTAAGATCACTTGAATAATTTGATGCCATAAAAAATTCTCCTTAATATTTAAATA